GCATTCGACAGCGGCACTTTGGCCAGTGGCCAGAACCTGGTTCGCGGTACCGTGATTGGCCGCGTGTCTGCCAGCGGCGAACTGGTCGAATCTGTCCAGACGGCAAGTGATGGCTCACAGAACCCGGTAGGTGTTCTGAACCACGATGCGGATGCAACAAGCGGCGCCATGAACGTGGTCTACGCCAAAGGTGGCGACCTGGACAAGACCCAGGTGCTTTTCGATGCGAGCTGGAGTGCCATTGAACAGCTGGCCGCGTTCGACGGTACGCCCATTTCACTTGTAACCCCGGAGTGATCGCCCGGTAGCCCTGCGTTACCAGCATCACCTGATTAACCAGATCTGAGGAGATCACCCCATGACCTACAGCACCACTGAGTTGCTGGACGGTACCCGCCGTCTGGATCCGTTCATGCCATTCCTGCTGAACCTGCTTTGCCCGGGGTCCGTGACTTTCGGCACCAAAGAAATTGCCTTTGATGCCTGGGATGAGGATTTCAAGCTGGCTCCCTTCGTGAGCCCTTACGTTCCTGGCCAAGTGAGCCAGCAGCCTGGTGGAGAGCTTCGCAAGTTCGTGCCGCCTTATCTGAAACCGAAGGATGTTGTGGATCCCTCGCGGGTTCTTGAGCGCCGCCCTGGCGAAGGCTTCAATGGCCCTCTAACGCCTGAGCAGCGGGCAGATGCCATCCGCGTGGATCTGTTGGCCACCCACCGTAAGAAGATCCGCCGTCGGGAAGAGTGGATGCTGTCCCAGGCACTGCTGACTGGCCAGGTGGTTGTCTCTGGCCCGAAGTATCCAGAGCAGCTTCTGGACTTCCGCCGTGATGCAAACCTCACGATTGATATCTCTGGTGGCGCGGCTGCCTGGAACCAATCCACCGCGAAACCTGCGGAAGATATCGAAGATTGGTTCGGCGATCTTGAAGCGCCAGCCACTCACGTGATCTTCGGGCCGGGCACCTTCCGCGCCGCTATTGGCAGCGAAGAGTTCAAAGAACTGGCCAGCACGCGCCGCGGTTCAGAAACCACGTTCGAAATGGCGCCTGCTGAAACCGATGCGTTCTATCGCGGCCGCTTCGGCGAGACCGGTCCGGAGCTGTGGGAATACAAGGGCTGGTATAAGGATGCTCAGGGTAACAAGCAGTACTTCATTCCCTACGGCCACGTGGTGATTGTAAGTGCCGCCGGTGCCCGTGGCGTGCGCTCCTATGGCGCGATTCTGGATGCGAACGCGCAATACCAGGAAGCAGAACTGTGGCCGAAGAACTTCACCACAGACGACCCCGGCATTGAGTACGTTATGACTCAATCCGGCCCTCTGCCGATCCTCCGCCGGATCGACGCCACAATGTGTGCGCAGGTGCTGCCGACTCCGTAACCGGAGCTCTTGAACCATGAACTAAGCCGGCCCGTTTCGATGAGATGGGCCGGCTTTTTCATATCTGAATTGAAACCTGAAAGGTGAATGACATGGCTGCAAAGAAAACCAAAGTGGTGTTTATCAAGCGGGTGGAAGACCGCGATAAAACCACCGGTCAGAAGACAGTGATCAAAGCGGGCACCAAAACTGAAATGACCGCTTCTGAACTGAAAAAGTATGAAAGCTGCGTTCGCGTCATCAAAGACGATGGCGAAGAAGGTGAGCGCCCTGTGCTTGCCTCTGGCGCTGCACCAGACGCCAGCGGTAGCGCATCGGACGATGACGAAACCGACGACGGCGCCAGCGGCGACTGATGGCCAGCAAGTTCGATTCAGTGGCGGGCCGGCTTGAGTCCGCCATTGATGAACAGTTCGCCGTGGATGCGGTGTACACCGATGCACAGGGCGCCAGCTCTGAGATCCGCTGCATTCTGGATCGGGCTGTTGAGCAGCGCCAGGTTTATGAAACGAACATGCCTGCGTTCCGGGACCAGATTGAGATCCGGAAGAGCTATGTGGATCGGCCCCGGCGTGGCGACAAGGTAACCATCGGGCAAACCGAGTGGATACTGGACGGGCTGATCACGGATGACGGGCAGGTGACGAGGCACTACGCCAATGCAAGTTGAGGTTGATCGTTCCAGCCTGCAGGAAGTGCGGGCCCTGTTGGCGAAGTTTTCGGATGGCGCCACTCGGGCTCATGCCCGTTCATTGAATAAGACAGTGACGAAAGCGAGAACAGAATCCAGCCAGGATATACGCAAGCAAGTTCGTCTCAATGCTGCTTATGTGAAGAGTCTGATGACGATCACCAAGGCTTCACAGAAAAAGCTTCAGTCAAAGGTCTCGACACCCTCCAGAGGCCTTTTGCTTTCGCGATTCTCAACGGACACGAGCATTGCGGGTGACAAGGTCAGTTGGCTCAAACCTCCCGCAATTCCAACGCGTGGCATCCGCGTAAAAGTGAAGCCCACCGGCGGAGCAAAGGTTTTCGACGGTGATAGCGAAATCCAAGGTAAGCCTTTCTACATTGTGCTGCCTGGTACCTCGGGTCGTGTTGCGATCGCTGGGCGGCGATCAAGAATCGGTTCTGAGGGCGGAAGGATCAAAGTTTTTTACGGACCCTCTCTTTCCCAGGTGTTCACGGATGTAAAGGAAGAGGTGGGTGAACGGATGTCTCTTTATCAGATGCAGCAATTCGAGAAAGAGATCGACGCCATTCTGAGGGGCTTCTGATGCCAGACAGCATTCGAGAACAGGTTGTTCAGGCCTTTGCTGACCGTTTGAACGCAAAGCGCGGTGAGCAGCTGGACAGCGAACAGGATCTTCCGGCAAGGGTGATCTGGGATCCGTCTGAAACGGCGGAGAAGCTGAAGTACCGGAAGTATGAAATGACCCTGACGCTCAATGTTGGGGAGATGGCCAAAATAGACCGCTCGATCAATTCCAGCGTCCAGGGCAACCAGATGTTGGCTGCGCTTCTGAACGATGCTCTGGCCAGCGATCAGACGCTTGGCGGGCTCTGCAAGCACATTAGCTATACGGATTCGGTTATGGACTCTCCAGACCCAGGCCAAAAAGAAATGATCATCTTGGTGACGTTCCAGATCGTCTACGAAACCAGCAACACCAGCCCTTACGAGTAACACCTCCAGACAGACAAACCCCGCGCCCGGTGGCGCTTGAAAACCAGGAGAAACCCTATGTCTACAGACAACGCGCTGCTCGAATTTGAAGGCGGGCAGAACGCCTTTCCAATGACTGCATTGCAAGATTCCGGCGATGCACAAACCTTTGAATCCGGCGAAGAGCTTTGGTCGCAGGCTGCGGGCTTTGCGCCTGTGGTTCGGGCCGATGGCGTGGTGACCGGTGGTGCCTGCTCTCCGGCATCTGGCAGTGATGCGGTTGCGATCGCAGCTTTCACGGCCTTCGTTTCGGGTGTTGAGTTGGCTGTGGCTGCCCAGGCCAGCATTTCCGTAACTCGTGCATCCACTGAAACCCACAGGATCAACAGCATCGTGTGTGACAGCGCTGGGGATGTAACAGCTGTTCCTGGAACTGAGGGCACGGCGTTTTCGGAAGTTCGTGGAGATGCCGGCGGCCCGCCTCTCATTGCTGTTGGTTCAATTGAACTGGCACAGGTTCGCCTGAGCAGTGCTTCAGCAGCAGCCGTTACGGAAGGGGAGATCTTCCAGCTGGTGAATGTGCACATGGAAAGCGCCGTGTTCCCGATCGCCACAATTGACTACGTGAATGGTGAGGTTAGCTTCAGCTCCGCGCTGAAGAAGATTCACACCGGCGATGTGACCAAGGGCGTTTATGCCAGCTTCGCCACTCCCGAGTTCATTGAAGCGTTCGATGCGTATGACTTCGTGCCTTCCGAGGTTGGCTATTCTTCCTCCAGTAAGCAGACCTACACGCGGGTGAAGAACTCACGCTCCCAGAGCCTGAACAACGCCACCTTCAGTGTGGATCTCACGGACGGTATTAGCGATACCATCGCTGGTGTTCAGGGGCAGAACCTGTACTTCCGCTTCTATCCAGACAAGAACCGGCCCCAACACTTCATTGAGCAGGGCGTGCTTTCCATCGCGCGGACCTTCCCGGCCGGTGGCGATATCGTGGCAAGCTGCACCATCAACGTGGATGAGAAGGGCAAAGAGGTATCGCTGTGAGTAATTTCGACCTTGCCGCTTTCCGCAAGGCGAAGTTCCAGGAGCGGGCAGAGGATGTCCCGCTCTCTGGTCTCACCGCTGCTGGCTTTGGTGGTTACGAAGGCGAGGGTGATGATGCCAAGCCGAAGCAGGTTGTTTATCGGGTGCGAGGCCTAACGGCTCAAGAACTGGCGAAGGCGGACCAGGAAGCGGACAACAGCAAAGTGCTGTTGAAGGTGGCGGAGCAACTGGCCGGTACCGAATCCGAAAGGGCCCAGGGTTTGCTCTCTGGCCTGGGGCTTGGCGATGACACGCCAAAGGCGCTGGCGAAAAAGCTTTCACACATTCAGATGGCGGTGGTCTCACCACAGCTGAAGATTCAGGATGTGGTGCGCATTGCGGATGCGTACCCCATGGACTTCCTGGAACTGTCCGTTCATATCTATGACCTGACCGGCCAGGGCAAGGTTGCCCAGGTAAAGCGAAAGCCCTCTGGAAAGAGCCAGACATCCAAGCCAGCCTAGCCCTGGCGGATCGCAAGGACCGGTTCCTGTTTGAGATCCGGCCTGATGTGTTTCCAGAGGGCTACCTTACGGAAACCGAAGTGGCTTTGTGGGCTCTCTGGTTCGAGGCGCAGAGCAAAAAGTAATGTGCTATGGTCTTACAAACTGTTACACGGAGGTAATCCATGCGCTTCTTAGTCCTGCTATTAGCCAGCCTTTCATTCTCCGCCGTTGCCCAGGTCTACAAGTGGACCGATGAGAACGGCAACGTTCACTTTGGGAATCAGCCGCCACCTGGTCAGCAGGAAGAGGTGCACATCCGGGAAAGTAAGACCGGCTCCATGGTTACGGAAAAGCAGAAGCAGATGATCAATCGGATTGATCGGGAGCGGGAAGCGCGGCATCAGGAACGGATGGCGGAAGCCAGGGCTGAGCGAAACCAAACCAACTACGCCTGCGAATCGGCTCAATCTGACCTCGATTACTATCAAGATACCCGGGATGACATCGGCAGTGCGGGATACAGCGCTGGCGACATGCGGTATGTGAAAGACAAGATCGCGGACGCTCGGCGCCGAATTCAGCAAAACTGCAGATAGACCCCACAGCTAGATTTGATCCCACAGAACCCCGCTCCGGCGGGGTTTTTTAATGCCCGGAGAAAACATGGCAGACCTCAAGAAAACGGTAGAGTTGATCTTCGGCGGCGTTGATAACACCGGTGGCGCCATCAGTTCTGTTGGCCGTGGGCTGGATGGCCTGGTGAACAAAACCGGCAACGTGACCGGCGTTCTGGCTGATATCACAGACAGTATCGTGAAGCTGGATCTTGCTCTGGCCGCTGCTGGTGTGGGTATCACGGCCTTCGCGGTGAAGCTGTCGGATGATTTCGATACCGCGTTCGGCGAGATCGCCACCCTGATTGGGCAGCCAGCGGACAACCTTCGGGATTTTCAGGCTCAGATTCTGGAGTATTCCGAGCGCTCCACCGCATCCCTTGACCAGATCACCAGCGCTACCTATGGCGCAATCTCGGCGGGCGTTGATTACAAGGATTCCCTGGAGCTGATCGCGGCTGCTGAGCAGCTGGCGATCGCAGGCAAGGCGGATCTGGGTGACACAACCACTGCGCTGGTTAGTGTCATGAACGCCTTCGGTGCCTCGGCAGATGAAGCCGGGGACTATGCGGATTCGTTCTTCACAGCGGTTCAGCTGGGCCAGACAACGATTCCTGAGTTGTCCGCTTCACTTGGCCGGTTAGCGCCCATTGCTGCGGCGGCAGGGCTCTCGTTTGACGAGATGGCTGCAGCGGTCGCCACGATTACTGCCGAGACGGGTACCGGAACAGCGGAAGCGATTACCGGCATTCGGGCTGCAGTTAACTCACTGCTGAGACCGGTTCCGGCGGCAACAGCTCTGGCAAAAGAGTTGGGTATTGAATTCAACGCGGCTGCCCTGGAGAGCAAGGGCTTCGCGGGGGTAATCCAGGATGTAGCGAAAGCTACGGGCGGCAGCACAGAGCTGATTGCTCAACTATTCACTCAGACAGAAGCGTTGCCCATTGTTCTAGCGTTGGCGGGCAATGCCTCTGAGAAGTTCGCGCAGAACCTGGAGGCCTTCAAGGACAACGCTGGTGCATCCACTACGGCCGCGAAGGAGCTTTCAGACACCCTGGCCAACCTCGGTCAGACTCTCCGCAACAACGTTGAATCCGCCCTGATCGGCCTGGGTGGCCGACTCACCGATGAAACCCGCTCTGCGGTTAAGAGCGTTACCAGCATCTTCAATTCCCTGGGTGATGAGATCAAGCTCAGCGATGGTGCCTTTGCGCCTATTCTGGACGGCCTTGAAGGGCTTGCTCAGGATATCGACCAGAAGCTTCAGGCGATTGCGCAAAACTTCCCTGAGGCGCTCTCAGGGCTGGACTTCTCTGACCTTCTTGAGTCGTTTGGTGATCTCGGCAGCGAGCTTGATGATTTGTTTGTCGGGCTCTTTGGCAATGTGGACTTGTCGACGGTGGAAGGTCTTCAGTCTGCGATGCAACGTGTGGTGGATGCTTTCAATGCATTAGTGCAGATTTCAGCTGGAATTGCGGACGGCCTGGAGCCGTTGTTCCAGGCGATCGGCAGAGGTATTGAGGAATTTGAAGAGCTTGATGGGACCACAAAGAAAACGATTGGGGAGATTCTTGGTGTTGGCAAAGCAATTGACACCGTGCTCCCAGCCATCGGCGGCCTTGCAGGAGGCCTGGAATCCATCGGTACCGGTCTCACCGCTTTGGCTGGTGCGCAGGGATTCAAGGCGCTCATAGGAAACCTGAATAGCGTAAAGACGATTGCCTCTGGCGCTGGAAAGCTTGGGCTAGTTGGCCTCGCCTTGTTTGGCGCTGGTGGCATTGGATACGGGATCGGCACCGTAATAAACGGGATTATTGGAGAGATCGAAGAGGCTTTCGGAACCTCTCTTGGTGTAGAGCTGGCGAAGTTTCTCAATTCCGATGAAATCTCCCTGGCCGAAGCGAAATGGCAAGGCTATTCATCCGAGGTCAGAAGGGCTGCTAAAGACTCGCAGGACCTGAAAGAGATCAATGACATCCTCAATCGGACACTTGGGGAAACTACGACAGCTACCAATGAACAGCAGGCTGCCTGGCAAAAATACGCAGATGATTTAGTAGCAGCTGCCAACTCCGGCGATGCCGTTGCCGATAGCCAAAAGGGCGTTGCGGGCGCCATTGATGACCTTAACGAAACAGCCCGTAACAGCGGTGGGGCGCTTGGCGAGGTTTCACGTGCCACCAAAGAACTGGCTGAAAACAACGAATCTCTTCAGTTTGGCTACGACGAAGCCACTGGAAAAATCAATTCCTTCTCGGGAACGATCGTCAAGTCTGGCGACGCCATGGAAGACACCGCCAAGAAAACCGAAAAGGCGGTGGAGAAATCCGAAGAGTTCTTCATTTCCATGGAAAAGATCGCCAGCAATGAGCGGATCAAGAACATCGAGGCGAACATTTCCCTGGACATTGCTGAGGTGGAGGCGAACGCCAAGAAAGTAGAGGCGATTGCAGACACCATCAGCGATACGTTCGAAAACACCGGGAAGGTGATCACCGAGCTCTTTGGCGGCTTTGATGACGCCAGCCGTTCCACCCAGATCGACCTATCCAAACAGATCCGCCAGGAGAATGAATTCCGGCAACAGGCCCTGGATGACCAGAGCAAGCTGACCCAGGCACAGGTGGATCTGATCAAAGAGAAAACCCGCCAGATCTCCCGGGGTGAATCAGCTCTCACTGTGAATGCGCCGGGGCTGGCGCCTCACCTGGAAGCGATCTGGTACCAGATCCTTGAGAACCTGCAGGTGAAGGTAAACGCCGAGGGCGAAGAAATGCTGCTGGGGCTTAGATCATGAATGTATCCATTACTGCACCGCTGTTTGATCTGGATGGGCACGTT